ACTTACACGGGACAGTTCATCACCGTTACAGGCGTGCCTAGTTCTGGCAAGTCTGATTTTGTTGATAGAATGGTTGTGGGTTACCAAATGAAATATGGTTGGAAGACTGCTTTTGCTTCACCAGAAAATAAACCTACTTTTTTGCATGCACACAAACTAATTAGAAAAATAGGTAATTGGATGCCTCATCACAGTGATATAAATACAGCAAAATGGCAAGAAGTTACAAGTATTGTTGATGATAACTTTTTCTTTATTGAACATGAACGATATGATTTAGACTCCGTTTTAGATAAAGGTGCGCAACTTGTTAAAAGAAAAGGAATTAAATGCTTAGTTATAGATCCTTACAATAAAGTAAAAATGGACGGAGCAACAGCTATGAGCATACCGGACGCAACAATGGAATATTTGACTCGGATAGAAGCATTTGCTAAAAAATATGATGTATTAGTTGTTGTAGTAGCACACCCTACAAAAATGTATAAAAAAGATGATGGAACACTAGATGAACCTAACATGTACAACATTAAAGGAGGGGGCGAGTGGTATGATGCTAGTTATCATGGGCTTTTAGTGCACCGAGATTATGAAAAAAAGACTGTTAAAGTAAAAGTTTTAAAAGTTAAGTTTCAAAATTTAGGTGAGAATCAAGCTGAAGCTCATTTTAAATGGGATAGTGAAAGTGGTAATTATTTACCTATACAAGATATAACTAATGAGATAATGCCATGGGAAGCGGGTTAAAAAATAAAAGAAAAAATAGATGGATGCCTAGTTATAATCCTACTGTAAAAGAAATAGAATATAGAAATTATTGTATTAGAAACAATATAAGAATATCGCCTAAAGGCATTTATCAAGACCCAAATAACTGGCATATTGAAGTAAGACTTGGTCCTTATGCTAAAGGTGAAAAAGGGTATGTTTCTCCAAATGTGTATGATAGAAAACAAATTTGGCCTGAATATTTTTTAATGTGTAAATATTATTACGATAAAAAAAATAAAAAATGATAAATATTGAAGAAGAATATATAGGTTTATTAAGCGGTATTCTTTATGGGGGCAAATCAAAAAAGGATCGCACAGGTATAGGGACTAAAAGTGTATTTGGAAGGATAATTTATCATGATATGGCTCTAGGCTTTCCTATACTAACTACTAAAAAAATAAATATAAACCATGTTATCACAGAATTATTATGGATTGTCAATGGCCGTACAGATCTTAATTATCTTCACGATCACAATGTTAGGTATTGGGATGATGACTATGCTCGATCCGGAAGATCAGATGGAGAATTGGGACCTATATATGGCAAGCAGTGGCGCAATTTCTTTGGTGTTGATCAGCTTACAAAATTGGTTAACGAAATTAAAAAAAATCCCACCTCTCGTAGATTATTGGTATCAGCCTGGAACCCTGCTGAGCTTGATAGTATGGTACTTCCTCCATGTCATTACAATTTTCAAGTATATTGTAATGATAACACTATAGATTTAATGTGGCAACAAAGATCAGTAGATGTATTTTTAGGTTTACCTTATGATATATCTATTTATGGTTTGTTATTAGAATTATTAGCAAAAGGAACTAACTTAAAAGCAGGTAGATTAATTGGATCATTCGGAGATTGTCATTTATATAAAAATCATTTAGAACAAGCTGAAATACAATTAAAAAGAAAAAAGCTTAAACTTCCATCACTACAATTAAATAAAGGTATATCTTTGGAAAATAATAAATTATTTATACCTACACACGAGGATATTAAGCTATTAAACTACAAACATTTAAAATCAATATCAGCAAAATTAAATACAGGATAATATGGAAATAGATATTAAAAAAGGCAAGTATAAAATATATCATATTCCAGGTAAAAAAATTGGTTGCACTACAAATGTTAAAAAGCGTGTTGAACAAGACCAAGGTTATAAGCCAGGCGAGTATAATATATTGTATGAAACAGATAATATTGGTGAAGCTTCAAAAGTTGAGAAGTTATTACAAAAAGATTTAGGATATAAAGAAGATTTAAAATTGTATAAAGATTTATTTAAAAAAACTATGAGTAAGCACACTTCATCTGAAGCTACTACAACTTATAAAGTACCAATAAAAAATATTGATGCAAGTTTTTTAGCAGACATAGAAATTAATACTTCTTATGGCAAGTTTGTATTAGATTCACAAGATAAAATTGATTGGGTATTAAGTAATGTTCAGCAAAGCCAGTATGGCCCAGCCACATGCTACACCTATAATAAGGCAATGTTTGAGGCAGGCCCTTTTGAAAAATTACAAGAAGAAACTACTAATTTTAATTTAATAAGAGATTGGGCTAATGATAGAGGGCTAATAAAACAGGGTAATGATAAAACACAATATATAAAATTAATGGAAGAAGCTGGCGAATTAGCGCAAGCTTTATTAAAAGACAATGATAAAGAAATAAAAGACGCTATCGGCGATATGGTAGTTGTATTGACCAATCTTGCTTCTTTAAGAGGATTTAAAATAGAAGATTGTATTAATTACGCATATAAAGAAATACAAAATAGAACAGGAAAAATGATTAACGGAACGTTTGTAAAAGATGAGAGATAAAATTATACAACAAGTAATAGCTAAAATAAAAAATAGATCTGATGTTGGCTTTAAAAAATATAAAGTTACATTAAACGATGATAACCAGTCTTTAGACATATGGTTAAATCACTTGCAAGAGGAATTAATGGATGCTGTTAATTATATTGAAAAAGCTAGATCTGTATTACGAGAAGAAATAGAAGAATGCTATATAAAAGATTTAAAAGCAAAAGATTCTGAATCTATTTCATTATATCCTGAAACAGAATATTGGACAACTAATCATAGTAATGAAGTATAAAAAAAGTAAAAAGCGAGGCCCTGTTACTGCTAAAAAAATATCATATGATGGTATTAATTTTGCGTCGGGGCTAGAAAGATATACTTACATGGCATTAAAAAAAGCAAAATTATTTGAAGGTTATGAAAATGAATTTTTTCAACTTATAGATAATTTTAATTTTGAAAATATATCATACGAAAAACAAGCAAACGGGAAAGGTGAGTATAAAGATAGAGGACAAAAAAAAATACTAGGTATAAAATATACACCAGATTTTGTTGGCAAAGATTATATAATTGAATGTAAAGGGAGAGCAAACGAATCTTTTCCTTTGCGCTGGAAACTATTTAAATTATGGCTCACGAAAAACAAAATTGGAAAGACACTTTACAAGCCGCAAAATCAAAAGGAAGTGGATTTAACAATAATTCTGATAAAGAATCAGAGAAAAAAAAATCGCGGCTGATGTACGCTAAACGTGCATTAGATAAAGAAATTAAAAATATATTAAATAATAAAATAATAAAATATATAGAAATTGAACAAATTCACAGAAAATACGGAATTTACATTACCTGAACATTACAGAGAAAGAATAGATTTTCACATGCAGATGTTACGATATTATTTAAAACAAGAAAAATATGAAAGGCTGGGAACTTAGTGCAGGACTTTATCCTGGGGTACTTATAGGGGGTAGAAGTTATGTAGAGCATAGCTTTGTTGAGCACGTTATTTATTTACCTTTTGTTGAACTATGTTTAACCATACATTATGAATGAAGAAGCGCTAGAAGAATATGTTAGGAAACGTTATCCTAAAATGTTTAAAAACAAACCTGTTATTATAGAAGAACAAGAAAAATTTATTATAATTAAATATAACAAGGACGCAAGCCCAATAATACTCAGTAAAAATGTACTCACAATTATATAATATGTTATTAAAATCTGCCGAATCAGATAAAACGAAAGCATTACTTAGTTTAGATCTATTAAGCAATAAAGCTAGCGGTATAGGAGATCATTCAACTGATGATTTTTATAAAAATGCAGAACAAGCGCTACAAATGTTAGTTGATGCTGATGATAAAATTAAAACATTAAAAAAATACTTCAATGAAAGAAAGTAAACTAGTAGAAATGCATAATAAAGTGGAAACTTTAGCTAATGCAATGAATAGAGTGGTTCATGAGCTTACAAATTTAAAAGATTTGTCAGTAGGTACTATGGAACTATTAAAGTGCATGCCTAATTATGAAAAAGCTTTACAAACTCTTAAAGATGATGTGCTTGCTAAAAAAGAAGAAACAGATTATCCGGCGGACGCTACAGAAAACGAAAAAAAAGCAATTGATAATATTAGAAAAACTATAAAATAAATGGGATTATTTACTGAAAGAATAGCATATAAACCTTTTGAATATCCAGAATATTATACAGAGGGGTGGTTAAAGCAAGCTCAAGCATTTTGGTTGCATACTGAAATACCAATGCAAGGCGATGTAAAAGATTGGAAAGAAAAATTAACTCCGGCCGAAAAAAATTTAGTAGGTAATATATTATTAGGCTTTGCTCAAACCGAATGTGCAGTTTCAGATTATTGGACCCAAAAAGTAGTAGAGTGGTTTCCTAAACACGAGATAAAACAAATGGCTATGATGTTTGGCTCTCAAGAAACTATTCATGCGGTAGCTTATTCATATTTAAATGAAACACTTGGACTGGAAAATTTTGAAGCTTTTTTACAAGATGAAGCAACTATGGAAAGATTTGACAACCTCGTCACCTACAAAGGAACTGAAGTGGTTGGTATCGCAAAATCCTTGGCTGTTTTTTCTGCTTTTGCTGAAGGAGTTAGTCTCTATTCTGCTTTTGCTGTATTATATTCTTTTCAATTAAGAAATTTATTAAAAGGAATTGGACAACAAATGAAATGGTCTGTAAGAGATGAATCATTACACAGCAAAATGGGATGTCAATTGTTTAGACATATGTGTGCAGAAAATTCTGAATTACAAAATAAATGTTATAAAGATGTTATTGAAGCAGCAAATGCAATGCTTGAAGCAGAAGAAAAATATATCGATAAAATGTTTGAACAAGGAGATATTGAAAACCTTAAGGCCTACGACCTTAAACAATTTATTAGAAAACGACTCAATGAAAAAATCGTTGAGCTTGGTTACAGCAACGGACGGGAGCACTTTAAATATGATGAAATCGCAGCAGCCAATCTCGATTGGTTTTATCATCTTACTGGGGGTCATACTCATACTGACTTTTTTGCAATCAGGCCCACTGATTACTCTAAAGCAAATGAAGGTGAAGATTTCCAAGATATATGGTAAAAAAAAATATAATAAAATGTAGCCAATGTGGCAAAGAATTTCCTGGTGGATTTGAGTATAGAGCTCATTGGGAAAAAGTACATTTTTATCCTTATCTTTCGGCGAGCGGTTTTGATAGCAAGCGCGCTTTAGCTGAAAAACAATCAAAAAAAATATACAAAAAATGAAATTATTATTATTATTATTATTAATAAGCACACACGCTTTTTCTCAACCGCCTGAAATATATGGATTGTGGTATAATCAAGAAGGGGAATTTGTAGAAATTGATTACAACGATGCTTTTAATAGATTTATTGTTATACCTGGCAGCAAAAAGAAAAGAATTTTAGCTAGAGGAACTATAAAATATATAGAAAAAGAGTTAAGAATTTTAAGGTCAGACACCGCCGATGTGTACAGCTTATGTTATTATATAGGAAGTGAAACCATGGTTATATGTAGGCCTCGATCAACTGAAGCTTGGTTATGGCAGAAATTAAAATGAGAGTATGTAATGTTTGTCAAAAAGAAAAAAAAGATTTTAAGTTTAAACACGAAAATAAAAAAACCTGTATTTCATGTGAATTTAGATGGAAAACTTCTTTTTTAAGATTATTAGTTCATGACAGGCGTCTTACCGCGCAAGAAAGAATAGCAAACAGGCTAGGTTATATGGGTTCTGCGTTTATAATGCTATCTCCGTACATTTTAAATTATGGCTATATAGGTGCTATAACTTATATATTGGGAGGGGTATTATTAACGCCACAAGTTTGGATTGCTAAACAATGGAATTTAGTTATAATTAATATAAATCTTATTTTAGGATATATAATTTATTTATTATGAGTTGGAATAACAAATGGGTACGAGGAAAAGATTATCCTTATTGGGGAGATACAGAAGTTTATAAAAAAACAATTTCAGGAGGCTATTTAGTTAATGGTGAATCACCTAAAGATGCATATCAACGCGTAGCTAAAACTGTTGCTAGACGTCTTTATAAGCCGGAGCTTGCCGAAACATTTTTTGATTATATATGGAAAGGCTGGTTATGTTTAGCTTCACCGGTATTGGCAAATACAGGTACTGATAGGGGCTTACCTATTAGCTGTTTTGGTATTGATGTAGGCGATAGTATTTCTGAAATAGGCACTAAAAATTTAGAAATGATGTTGCTTGCAAAGCACGGAGGTGGAGTTGGTATAGGTATTAATATGATAAGACCTTCTGGTGCTAGAATTACCGGTAATGGAACAAGCGATGGGGTAGTGCCATTTTGTAAAATTTACGACTCAACTATTTTAGCTACCAACCAAGGCTCTGTAAGAAGAGGTGCCGCGAGTGTTAATATTAATATAAATCATCCTGATTTTGAAGAATGGCTTGAAATCAGAGAACCTAAAGGAGATGTTAATAGACAATCACTTAATTTGCATCAGTGTGCAGTAGTTGGTGATAAATTTATGAGAAGTCTTGAGTCGGGAGATCCTGAAGCTAGACAAAAATGGGCAAAATTATTACAAAAACGTAAAGCGACTGGAGAACCTTATATATTATTTAAAGGCAATACAAATAAAAATAACCCAGAAGCTTACAAAAAAAACAGTCTAAAAGTACATATGACTAATATATGTAGCGAAATTGTGTTACATACAGATGAATCACATAGCTTTGTGTGCTGTTTATCATCTTTGAATTTAGGTAAATATAATGAATGGAAGAATACGAATTTAATATACGACGCGACATGGTTCCTGGACGGTGTGCTAGAAGAATTTATTCAAAGGGCCAAGAATATGAAAGGATTCGAGAACTCTGTACGCAGTGCGGACAAAGGCAGGGCACTTGGACTTGGTGTCCTTGGGTGGCACACCCTGCTCCAAAAAAATGGAATATCTTTCGAAAGTATGCTAGCGCAATTCAAAACGCGCGAAATATTTTCAAAACTAAAAATAGAAACTGAACGGGCCTCTAGAAGCTTAGCAGAAGTGTACGGCGAACCTTTATGGTGTGCAGGCACAGGAATGCGTAACACTCATTTAAGAGCAATAGCGCCAACGGTATCTAACAGTAAACTAGCCGGGAATTTATCACCAGGTATTGAGCCGTGGGCAGCAAATGTTTTTACTGATCAATCAGCAAAAGGTACTTTTATAAGAAAAAATGATGATCTTAAAAAAGTATTAAAGAAAATAGGTATTGACAATAAAGAAATATGGGATAAAATACTTAAAGATGGTGGGTCTGTACAAGATATAAAAGAGCTTGATAAATGGTATTATGACCATCTAGGCAGATTAACTGAAACATCTGAAAATAACGAACCAGTTAAAAATGTATTTAAAACTTTTAAAGAAATTAATCAACTGGAACTTGTTAGACAAGCCGGAATACGACAAGACTATATAGACCAGTCAGTAAGTTTAAATTTAGCTTTTCCTTCAGAAGCAGAGCCCCGGTGGATTAACCAAGTACATTTTGAAGCTTGGAAACGAGGTATTAAAACATTATATTACACACGAACAGAATCAGTTTTAAGAGGTGATATAGCCGCAAACGCTATGGACCCTGACTGTTTATCTTGCGATGGATAAAAAAAATAAGGGATAACCAAATTAGCGGCTATCCCTTTTTTTTATGCTTTATTTCTACTCTCGTTTGTAAACGGTGGATATAAATATTTATTAAGTTGTGAATTATCATTAGCATCACTAACAGCCCTGTAGTTTTGTTTTGCGCCGGCTATTAATGCGTCAGTTGAAGTTTGTTTTTTTTCTTCTAATGCATTTTGAATAGCCGTTGATCCTAATGGATTTTTACGTTCATATTTGTCTGTATCTTTCATGCAGTTTTTGATTTATAATTATTAGCAAATTTTTCCCAAGGCAGTGTATCGTCGCCTTCCTGTTTCCAATTTCCATTATGTGCAATCATTCCATTTTTTCTTTCAAATTTTTTATTGCCATAATAAATAAAGTTATCATCATAATTTAATTTACCAGATTTTATTTCTTTTTGGTGTCGTTTTTCATGAGCTATAACTTCTTTCTTCTTTTTTTCTGACAACCCGTCAGCAACATCAATAGTGCCATCTTTATTAGCCTGGCCTAAAGTGCCTTCCGGTAAGGCAGCTTTAATCGGGTTTTTAGACTTATCAATTTTATCTATATTCTTTTGTAATGTTTTTGTTTTTTTACTTTCTTCCTTTTTTTCTCTATTGATAATATTAGCTTCATCTCTTTTTCTAGCCTGAATGCCAAGTTCCCATTCACCCCAACCCATTAAAAGAGCAATTGATTGCCAAAGTTTAGTTTCTTCGTCTGTAGCTGTTTTAATATTATTGAGCTTTTTAATAAGTCTATCTGCTGGCACATTGACTAAAGCAGAAATTGTTTTAGCAGCTGCTTCTAGCGCGGGGTTATCAATTGCAAGCCCTCGTTCACGCATTTTTTCCAACTCTTGTCTATAAGTAAACTTCCTTCCAACATCTTGAAGCTTTTTAAATTTAGAATCAATAGCCGGTGAAAAAGTAAATATTCTATCAGCAACTCTTTCATAATCTGTTCTAGGTTTTTCAGATTGGCGTTTAATTTCTAAAGCTAAATTTTTAAACATAGCTATAAAAGCGCCACCAACTCCGGAGCCTCTTAAAAACATATCAGCTGTACTATTAGCAATATTAAATGCACTATTAGATCGTTGTTCTTCTCTAAATTTGCGTTCGTTATCGCCTAGATCTTCATCATCATCGGTAAATAATAAACCAAACATTGCTTGTTGGAGGCCTGTAAAAATAACATTTTGCGCAAACCCGTAGTATACAATTTTTGATACGTTAGTTTTCCAATCACCGCGGCCATTTGCAAGGTCCTGGATAGCTCTTTTAGTTAATCTAGTATATTGTATTGGAGTATTTGCAAAAGCTAATATAACACGTCCTAATGAGCTCGCTTGTTCCATACTAATTCTAGATGGATCCGACGATTGTTGCGATTCGTTAGCTAAGTTTCTAAAATCTTGAAATGCTTGAGCTTCCGCATCAGCTTTACTCATACCTTCTTTCATTAAAGATCTTATTCTATTTCTATAGAATGTTGCACCGCCAGATGCAATAGCAAAACTATCTGCAATTTGTGTTGGTAAAAATCCTTTCTTTAAAATATAAGATAAAGCTGCTCTTGCTTTATTAGTAGATCCTGCTGCTGACGCAGCAATTTCATCTGCATTAACATCTGTTTTTAAACCTGAACGTCTTTGCTTTAAAAAATCTGAATTAAACAATGTTGAGAAATCATCCCAATATTGTTTTTGATTTGCAAAAGCCGCTGCAGCTCTAGCCGGATTATTATCCGACCAATTTACAAAGTTAATAGATGAAATAGTTTGTAATAAAGCAGATCTCATATTAAAGAACATAATGGTTCCAACAGAATCATTTACCCAATCTAACCAAAGATTTGTTTGTTTATTAGCACCAGTTGGACGGTTACGCCCGGCTTTCATTCTATATAAAGTATCTTCTAAAGCTTCAACATAAGCAGTTCCATATTGTGCTTTTAATTTACGGATGTTATCTGGCGTATAAATTGCATCAACAGCCTCTTGCCAAGGTTGCAAATATTGTGTTCTAGTTTCAGTGTTTACATAATTTACTAAATCAGTAGTAATAGTTCCAGAGCCCCAGTTTTCTGTTGGAGAAGGATAGCCATCTTCGCTTAAACCTTGCAGCTCTTCCGCAAATTCTTTTAGTTTAGGATTACTATTTACATGCTTCACTAAAGCTTTTACATCTTTTTTAGACAAATCTTTAGAATCAGGTAAAACATCTTGTTTATTCCACAAATATACTCTTACAGCATCTTGATTAGTAAAATCACTAATTGCTTCTCTATTTAAATTGTTAGGAGTATTTTTAATTTTCTTTTGTATCTGTTTCCATTCAAGCATTGCAGCTTGCTTAGCGGTTTCAAAAGCAGTCATTCCTTCATTATAAGGATTCATTACATTATCTTTCCACCATTGCAAATCTTTTTCGCCTTGCTTGCCTTTACCAAGTGTCGCATAAACTAACCCTAGATAATCTTCATTTGAATATGGCACAAAAGGTTTCCAGCCACGGCTTGCTTTATCGCCTAATCTATTTGCTCGTTGTATAGAATAAGTAGCTCGGGCGGGAACTCCCTTATTCCTTTCAATCATTTGATTAAACTCTTTGCTTAAAGGCCTTGAAGCTAAAACATTTTGTTGATTCCCGGGAGATACTAATTTTTGATTTTTTAAATTTAACTCATTTTTAAAACCAGCATATCTAGCAGTCCAACTATCATTAAATAAATTCCAGCCTTCAGGCATTGCATCTCTTGTTAAATTCGCACTATTTAACGTAGTTTTTTCAAAACCTACTTGCTTGTAATTTCTTTTTAAAGCAGCCATTACTTCATCAAAAGTCTTGTCTTTAAACCTAGAAGGCTTAAATAAAGCATCCAATATAACTTGCGCGGCATATCTTACCGGCACAGCATGCTCCCAAACTATTTGGCCTACCGCATTTGGATCATAAGAATATATTGGAGCGCCTACTCCTAACCAAGAGCTTCTTTCATCTCCGGCAATTTGTAACATGTGAGAAATAGTTGTTTCATATTTCCCATTGTCCACTTCAGACATTTTTTTCAAAAAATCAATTGTTTCATCAAATACAATCTGTTTTTGGTTATTGAATATATTGATTCTTTGTTCGGTTGTTTTGCCTTCTTTTTTATCTTTTTCTTTAATTGCTTTAATAGAACCTCCAATAGATATGCTTGCTTTTGTTTTAGAAAAATCTTTTGTTGTTTTCCCAAAATTAGCTTTAAACTTATCAAACAAACCTTCTTCCGGAAATTTAGTGATATCATAAACATCGGGCTTTTTATTTCCTGCAATAACCTGTCTAAACCTTGGGTAAAAAATGGCATTTCCTGCAGAAAAGCTACTAAGATTGAACAGCCCCGGTTTATAATCAGGACTTTCCATCATTTCTATAATTTCTTTTACAAATTTTTCTGTGCCTTCTTTAGTTTTAATATTATATGAAGGTTTACTTGCTAATACTATCCCGGTATCTTCTTGAAAGTCATCGGCAATTTTTGGATCAGAAGTTTTTAAATCTTTTACAGACTCTTTCATAATTATAGAAGATATAACATCTGTTAAAGCTCTATTTCTTCTATCAGATCTAGTATTGCTTTTTACATTAGGGTCATTAAAATATCCTGTTACAGATTCTTTAGTAATATTGCCATCTTTCCAGCCTTGTAATAGCTCTTTAGTTTTAACATCACGTATTTTATTAATGTTTTTGTCTTTAACAAAAGCCTCCGCTACAGCTTTATAATTATTAGATATATAATCATTTGCAGCGTCTACACCTAAGTTTTTAATTAAACTTTTTATTTCTTTACCGGCTGCTCTATTCATTACTTGAGTAAGAGCTTTATCACGAATAGCTGTTTTTTGTTTTAAAGTAGCTTTAGGGTTTTTAAGAATATCGCTTTTAGCTTTAGCTGCTGCTAATTGAGCTGCTTCTTTACCGGCTTTGCGCATAGATTTAGGCAGAGCTAGCGCTGTAGTCGCTGGCCTTTCAATTGTTACTTCAGGTGTTACTTCCGCTTCAATTTCAATACTTTCAGGTGCATCTATTTTAGTAGCCCCTGTAGTTTGTTGCGAACCAATTCTTTTTTCTGCAATTCTTTTAGCTCGCTGTCTTCCAATATCACCAAGCCAACCTCCTAAAGATTTACCTTCTTTATTATTAGGGTCATATTGCTTGGCAATTTCTAATAAACTATTTTTACCACCAATTGCTTTAGGATCACCAAATGCAATATCCATTGCAAAGTCTCCTTGCGTATAGCCTACTTCACCTTGATAATTCCTAAATATTTCCGAAGCTATCTTTTGTGCTAACGGCTCGTAAGCATAAGCTATTTGTGTAGCAAGCTCTTGTGGCATTTCTCCTACCTTAATGTCTTTAACTTGTGTGCTTATTTCTTCTTTAGTTAAAGGCTTAGATGCAAGAGTAGGTTTTTCGGTTTTGGTAATTTCTGTTACTTCGGCAACAGGAATAATTGTATCGCTTTTATTAAAATTGTTATATCTTTTAATAAATTCTAAAGTATTCGCACCATTATTAAGATCTCCAATATTTAGCTCATCAGAAGATACAGTATTAATAGCACTACTAAACAAATTACCTATTTTTCTTAATATGCCAACATCTTCTAATGCGACGTTACCAATTTCTATTGCGGTCATTGAATCTGAAAGAGCAGTAAAAAATTCTTGTGCTAAGTTAGTCTTTCCTTTTTTTCCTTTTCCCGTTCCGGTATATCCTTTAAGCCTTTCTTTTACTTGTTCGTAGGCTTTTTTCATTTTAGGATCGGTGCTTTTTTCAAGCTCAGCTATTGTAGATTTTCTTAATTTATTTAGTTCAGTATATGAAATACCATCCATTAAAAAATGTCCCACTTCATGGGCTACTGCATTACCTGCAGCAAGATCGCCCCCTAAAAGATTTTCTTTAACATTTTCTTTAACAACATAAGCGTTGTCGTCAATTACTATTGCATTGTTAAATAATCCAGTTTTTTCATCTCCTTTTAATAAGCCTATAACATTACCATCTGAAAGTTTACCCTCTCCGTGGTTTTTTATAATATCTTTTTCAGCCTCTTCGCGGGTGTTATATTCTTTTACAGATTTATTTTTTAAATTTCCTTCATTAGATTCGTTAACTTGTTTTATAAGAGCTCTTCTTGTTTCTCCAGTTACCTGCTCTGTTCTAGCTAAAGTAACTATATCACTTAATCTTTTTTGTTCTCGGGCTAATTCAGCTTGTCTATATAGTAAGTCAGGGCTAACAGTTCCACCCTCTTCAGCTATGTTATTTATTTGATTTTCAATTTGAACTAATTCTTTTTGAACAGGCACAGCTTGTGCTATAGCATCATATACTTCTGCTGCTGCTACACCTTTTAGATCTTTAAATTTGGTATTTTTTATATAAGCATTAGCAGCGGTTAAATTATCATACTCTTTTTCTAAATTATTATTTAACTTGTCTAATTCTATTTGTTTTTGCTCAGCAGACAAATCCGAATTGTTAACTTGTTGTACTCCAAGGTTATATTCGTTTTCAGCAGCTTTTTGTCTTATTATTAATCCTTCAGGGCTTCTTCTAAGAAGATTTAATGTGCTAGTTGTTATTTTACCTCCTCCAACAATAGGGCCTGTAGCAATAGCAGCTTGGCCTCCGGCTTCAAGATATTGCTTTACTGCTTCAGGAGATGTTAATCTGCTTACTACATCTTCTCCTGTTGCACTGGCAACTCCACCTATAGAGATAACTTCTTGACCAACTTCCGTCCCTGTTTCTAACAATGTAGATTTTGCTAAATCAGCTAATGCGGGAGTTAAATATTTTGAATCAGCAGTGTCATATCGTCCTCTTAATAATGCTTTTACAAAACCTTTAGGCATAGCTTTTGTTGCCGCTCCTAATACAATAAAATTACCAACTAAATCTAAACCGGCGTTAGCCATACCTACATTTAATGCAGTATCTAAATATTCCTCGCCTTTGCTTAATTCTTGAATTAAAGCTTCTCGTTTTTCTTCACTACTCAAAGCATTAAATTCTTCTATGCTAATATTTAAATTTTCTGCTGCTTTTTGAGACAAAATTTCGTCTAATGCTCCGCCCGCTTCTTGTATTAATGTGCTCCCGCCAAAGGTTGCAATAGCCCCAAGCATCTGTACTGATTGAGTACCTAAAATTTTACCAAAATCTTCAAGCGTTAATCCGTCTTCATCAAATAATTGTGGTTGATTAAAGTTAGCAATATCTTTTTGGTATTGTTCACTTCTTATAAGTCGCTCAGCGGTATCTTCTAATCTGTCGGTTATTAAATTTTCTTTTTCAGCAATTGCTTCATTAACATTATTGTACATAGTAGTACCCCCAGCTGAATTTACATATTGAATTCTTCCATCTGCAAAAGTATTATATTTACCGTCTTTAAGATCTTTTATTTCTTTATTTAAATTTTTAATTCTTTTACCGTCAGTTAATACTCTAAAATCTTGATAAGCCTTTGGTATTGTAGCTAAAGCTGTTTCGTAAAATCCTTCACCAAAGCTCCCAATTCCAGAATATTTTTTATCAAGTCTGGAATCAACTTCTTGTTGAACAGCATTTTTTGCTTCGTCGTTTATTGTATTAATTATATTATTATACGTTGTACTTTTAGATGCAGCATCTGCAATTAAGGTTTGCCTAAACTCATTATTTTCTTTATTAGCATTAGCAATTGCGGTAACATAATCATTATTATTTTTTAAAGAATTGTTTACTTTTTTAGCAATTTCTGCTTGAAGTTTTTGTGCAATTTCATTTTGTCTTTTTACAAATTGAGGCGACTGGGTATTTACATTTTGTGCTAAATATAAAGTGCCATCTTGTATAACATAAGGTATTCCACTCTCTTTAAAAAGTTTTTGTTTTAATTGTTGTATTTCAGACCCATTAGCTATAGAATTATAAGTTTGCTGTTTAAAGTCAATTAAATTACCATATATTTTATCTTCAGTATCTTGTATTAATTGCTTATTATCTTCAAATACTAAATTTGGAAAATTATTAAGAAATGGATTATTATCAACAATATTTTTTGCAATATCAGGTAATTTATTTTTAAGCTCTTCTTCTCGCTGTAAGGCGTCTTCGTCAATGCTCCCCTCTAAGGCATTAAACAATAATTTATTAACTGTTCTTGATATAGGATTTTTATATACAGAATTAATTAATTGAAGTTTAAGTTCTTTTCTTGTTAAGTTACGAGGACCAATACCATCTAAGAACTGTTGTTCTATATCCCCAGCTTGTGTTTTTCTTCGTCTAGTAATTTGTTGTTCTTCTTCAACTTGTTCTGGACCTCTCAATTCAGGATCATCATCTGTAGAAGGTTCAACAGGAGCTCCTTCAGTAACAACAACCTCTTCAAGTTGTATTTCAGGTGCTACTGGATCTTTCTGCCTTCTGCGAATTGCTTCAAAACTATTATCAATTTGTAATCCTAATTCTTCTCTTTTTTTATCTTGTTCAAATTGATCAGGAACTGTAGGAGAGCTTTGAATCCATTTTAAAAATTCTTTTTTTGGATCTGGGTCAATTTGCTTTAGCGGACTTTTTTTATTTTTTGAGTCTTTTACTTTTTTAAAAGCTTTTATAACCATTGCAATATTTGATTCTGGCTCATTAGCCGCTATCATATTATTTACAATTGTTTCTAAAGTCATGCAGAGTATTTTTTAATTAATTCGAGTGCTTTATTAATTTTTTTAGTTTTCTTTAAGGGGGAAGGCTCCGGCTCGGGAACAAATGCTTGCATCATGCCAATATCTTCAACACCAGCCGAAGGGTCATTCATAACCATTGCATCAGTTTGTAACGTACCTCCGCCGGGCATAGGTTGTGTAACATCATCCGACGCTAACTGTACTTGTTTACCAGCTGCTATTTGTGAAGCTTGGTTTGAAACCTGCGCTGCTAAAGTATCTGGGTGTGGCCTTCTTTGTCTTTGGTATTTATTACCTATGTAATCATTTAAGCTTTGGAATACTTTTGCTTTACCAGCATTTTCCCATTCATGGTCACCATCATTAAAATTAAGATGTTCCATTAAGTTTTTAATCTCTTGATTAGATAAATTCATATGATCCCCCAAATAAGATCTAATACCTCTAGGCCCAACCTCATCTAAAGCGTCTTGTGCAAACTCTATTATATCTTGTTTGTGTTCAGTAATATCTCCAGTGTCTAATATTTTTCTACCAAATTCATCAATTTTCACTTGTGGCTGGCCATTACCGTCTAGTCCTAATGATTTAGCTACAGGATCAAGTAATAAATTAATCGGAGCAATTTTAGTAACAGGGCCAGGGATATTAATAGCGTCGTATATATTAACATCAAATTCGCCAGTCACAGGATTATTTGCTTTGCCCGTTAATTTAACGCGATTGTTTTTGTCTAAATCTAAATTAATTTCACCTTTGTTTAAACCGATTAATACAGCTTCATCATTTTGGTCCATACCGTAAGATAATACACCATTTTTTAAAGCTTCATTATATGCTTGCATATTAGCATTAATATTAGCTTTAAAAGATTTTAAATTACCAACCATTTGTTGAATATTAGACATTTGAGCAGCATACTCCGCGTTACCAATATCACCTTTTTTCTTTTTATTAGTTAAGTCACTTGCTTTTTCTACTATGGCTCTAGCTATACCTTGAACTTCAGCATCAAAAATACCTGTTGGATTTGGGTACTCTTGATTTAACCTTTCTTCTGAAGTCTTTTTAAATTGCCTATCATACTCCATATTCCGAGCATCTCTGATAATTTTTTGTTCAGGATTATTTTTTTGAGCCGCTAATCCGGGATTGTAATCTTTCATATTAACTTGCTAATTTATTTCCTAATAAAGCACCACCAACGCCTCCAAAAGCAGCACCAGTTGCGGCACCTAGTGCTTTAAGGCCGCCGCCGCCTTTGCTAAAAAATTTACTAAAACCACTTCTTTTAGACATCTTACCTAAATCTATAACTGCTTGATTTTCAGCGGCAACTGCATCAATCTCACTTAAAGCATTTGTAGAAATATCAAGTAAGTTAGCTTGTATATCATATTGGTTGCTTTGAGCATCGGTTGCACCAGCCGCTTTTGCCAAGTCCATTGCAGCAGTGCTTTTAGCATCTTGTGCTAAAGCTGCATTTGTAGCTGTTGCATTCTGAGCATTTACATTAGCTCTAGTTTGGAAATCAGCTAAAGACTGTGTATTAGAAGCAGATTTATTAAACTGTTCCATATTGTTTTGTGCCCCAAAATCTGTTAAAGCAAATTGATTAGCTGATTCTGCTGCAAATCTTTCTGCTTGATTAATGGCTTGAGCATTAAACATACCAGCTTGTTGCCTAGCACTTTGATTAAATTGCTGCTGTCCTAAATCAAACTGAGAAGCTAAATTACCTTGAGCTAATAAATCCCTTTGCAAACCTTGCTCGCCTTGCGCCCTCAACATTTCGTTTTGTTTTACTTGTCTGTCAATGTCCGCAGAAATGCCAGCTTTAGATTTAGAAGCTGCCGCAGCAAGTGCAGTTGCACCGCCGCCGCCTGTTTGAGCAATTAAATTTTGGGAGGCCGCTAATGATTGGTCAGCTTCTTGTGCTGCAAATTCAGCACCTGCAGTAGATACTTGCAGATTATTAAATACATTACTAAGTCCTGTATCTGCTCCTCTTGCTAACCCCGCTACATCAGTTGTAAAAGCTGCAGCAGTTTGTAGGTTATCTCTATATCC